CACATGGTCCTCAGCCTTGTTATACAGGCTCAAGAACTGATCAGGTGTATTGATTACATTGTCAGGTGTATACTTCTTAGCATTGAACCAAGCTGACTTGAACTCTTGGGCTTTACCTGCCTGTAAGAACTCATTAGCATCCTTATACTTGTCATGTGGTACACGGTACACCTTGTTAGGGTACATCTTAGCTATCCGTTGAGAGATAGCATTGCCAGCCTCATCATTGTCAATAGACAAGACTATCTTATCGAATGATGACAGCCACTCGTGTACGTTTTCCCATAGCTTACGGCTAGGGTTAGCTGAGGGTAATGACACAACGGGGTTAGCATACTTAGGGTTGTGCAGTATCTGATACACTGACATAGCATCAAGCTCACCCTCAGTTATGGTGACAGTCTTAGATGTGCCAGCATTCCATAGGTTCATGCCGAATAGTTCATCAGTCTTAAAGTCTTTGGCACTGAACTCTTTAGGGAAGTACCGTGTCTTCACACCACCTGAGGGGTAGACATAATTCTGGTACTGTTCTTTGCCTTCACTGTTTAGGTAGGTATGGCAGTTATAGAACTGCATTGTGTCAGCAGTAATGCCTCGCATACCACGATAGATAGCTGTCATCTTTTCCAAGGGTACTACCTCAAGTTTATTATACGCTTTTGCTACCATGCTTTCTATCTTATCCCAATCTGTTTTTGCTGGCTCTCTGTGACCACACCCAAAGCAATAGGCGTGACCATCTGAGTACCTAGCTAGGTTATCTCTTGACCCACACTCAGGGCATGGTTCCTTGCTGACAAAATGATTGTCTTCATATGTCTTCGTTTTCATCTTCTGTTACTCCACTTCCATCACACATGTAGCACAGTACTTTCTCTGTGTCAAGGTAGCCTATGTCTCTATCGAAACTCATTCTCTTGGGTACGTCAACCTCGAACTCACCATCACCTTGACACTCAGGGCAAACTTTATCCGTCATCTTTACGCACCCATGCACGATCATCGTCAGGTAACACACAAGGAAACCAAGGGCAAGACCCAGAACCATCAGTCTCTTTCTGAAATCTTAGGTCAAGCAAACTTTTTAACCTATAGGAATGAGTACGCAATTTACGCAAGTCAGATAGGTTTACGTCTAGCAATTCACCTGCATCATCTAGCATAGTGTTTAGAGCATTATATAAATCACATAACTCTTGCGCCTCAACACGGTCCAGTGTCGCATATATCTTTTTATCTGTCATAATATTTTTCCTCTTGACAAGTCTGATATTCTTCGTATAATAGGGCTGCGTCCTGCGCAGGGTACAACCCTTCTATATACTCTTGATCATCTTCGGTATCATAGTCTAATTCCAAGAACTCTTCAACGTCTCTTACGCATTTTATCATTGATCTTATCACCTTCTATACCCCACTTCCAATTCTTATAACACTTCCAACAATGATCCTTTCCTAACACCGTGTCAATAGCTGACACAATATTATATTTATTTTTTATGTACCAATCAAAGTTTCTGGCACTGAATGTTTGGTAAGGTTGTCCACCTAGTATTGCGTTAAGTGTTACTGACAACCCTAGCCCTATGTTATATAGATACTCAGGCATCTAAAAGTTTGTTAGCTGTCTTACGGATCTCAGCCTCAAGAGCTAAGTGTTGGTCTGACAACATCTTTAACTTGGCTTCTAGTCTTTTCTTTTCTAGCTTGTGCATAAGCAATTTGTTTTCTTTCAACACCTGAATACGGTATGCGATACGTTCAACATACTCATTCAAGTCATGGGCTATTTGTTCCCGTGTCTTGGTATAGTAATGTTCTTTTATATAGTCATCCATGTTAGCATAGTTGTAAGTGAACATTGAAGCCCTTTCCATATGCTTTACATGGCGTGTGTATAGGTGTGGTTTAATAGCTTTCACGATAGGTTTAGTCATCTTCTTAGTTCCTTTCTAAAGGTTATTTAGTCATTTCATTTATCAAGTCTTGGCTTACTACCCTGCCAACATCTTTACCACCTAAATATTTGTTGATGTGTTTAGATGTGGTAGGGGAATAATTCTTATCTGTACGGAATGCACCTTGGTCATCCCACCCCGCAACTGGTGTTTCATAACTGAACAGAACTGATGTGCTGTTAATTGTCAACTCCGTCATGTTTGAACCTATTTGTTTAAGTCTCATCTTGTTCTTCCTTTCACAAGTCTGGTATTACCCTTGAATCTTTTTAACAGTTTGTCAACCTTTATTCTGCTGTTGGTTGAATAGTAACTGAACATGAAGCCTTCATCGTCATAAAATGCTACGGTATACGCCATCACAAGTAATGCTCTTTGATGACAAGAACCTTGCTAGTTATGTCCTCTGAGTATGCTGTATTCTTAGACACAGTTATATTGTAGTATGGGAAAGGGAACTGTGCGTTAAGATCAGCCACTAACTCATTTAAAGTGTGATCATGCTCGTGGTATATCCTGAAGTAAAATTCATAGTTGTATTCTTCACTACGATATCTACGTTCTTTCGTTCTCTTGGCTACGTTTATCTTAAACTTTTCCATTAGCTTATTCCTTCTGATGTATTCAGTAAGACACAGCCTAACCCATATGTCAAGCATAAGTTTAGGTTGGCCTAAATTAGCTAGGCTGTGCCCTGACAAAAGACATCCAAGACCTTGTGACGGACTGATGTATTTTACCGTTCTGCCCCTTGTCGGTGCGGCCCATGCTTATAGTCAAGTGATCCTAACTTGTCGTGCTATGCGCTTGTCTTTATGTTGCGCTTGCTTTCAGTTCTGTGTAATCTTCGTTCAGTCTGTTTTATTTTCGTTTGGTAGTCAAGTCTTTATTTTAGTCTGTTGATTGGTGGCTCATATGTCTCACCTATGCAGGACTTGCTCACACCTGCTGAGCTTGTAAAGGACAAGGCAAAGGATCAAGGCCTAGGGCTACTCTTTGCGTTTGACTTTCCATCATAGCACCACGTTAGCGATGCTATCAAAGACAGTCAAGTGAGTTTAAACTAATTCAATCATTAATACTTCAACACCAGCAGGCTTTACCTTATCTCTATAATCTTCTTTTGTTGCGTAGATAAAGTAACCTTTTTTGCGTGGGCCGTCTGAAAAAATATGCCAATTATTTACAGCTAAGAAGTTATCTAGATTTTCTATTTGTACTTTTTTCATTTTGTTTTCTCTTTCTGTTTTTGTTTCGATGATTAAAGATTGGCATAGGTAAATGATAAAGACAATGGCAATAAAGTATAGGATAGATAGTCCATAAGTATAGTTTATTTAAATACCCTAAAGGATATATTAAAAAATACTAAAGGCTCTAGGGATTATACGTTGGTATATACTACTAGTATCAATGGGTTAGAATATTCTCTAAGGTGGTAGGGGTATTTCCGAATGGGTATATTTGTGATCACAAAAGGGATATTCCGGCAGGTAAACTCTATTTGTGATCACATTTAGGGTGGGGGGTTACTTTTTGTGATCACATGCGAGGGTCGATGCGGGGGGTTAGGGGGTGCCTTATGTATGTACAATGCGTAAAGAAATTTTCTCAGTAAAATTCCCAGCATGTAAAATTTATCTGATTAACTGACAACAGATAAAACAAAACCCCCTGCTAGGAAAACAACCTAGAGGGGGTGAATCTGTACTTGATTACTTAAAGTAATTACTTAAAGTAAGGGATATATATTATAGTTGTAGTAATCCCAAGAGGGATAATGAAATTATACATATTAATTCACCCTGTGTCAATAGAAAAAGAAATATAATTTAATTTATTTTATATGTTGACAATATTAGCAAAGGTGTGCTACTATTACAATTAAATCGAATCACTATGGAAACAACCATGTTTACATTTGAGCAACTTAAAGGTCCGAACGGCAAAGTAAGAACTAAAAGTTTATTCTATGAACTATCTTACTACGATCCAAAGCATGCTATCTTTACAACTAAAGAACAGGATATAGTTGCTCACGGTGTAAAGTATACATCACTTCACCAGCTATACTTGTCAATGGTTCCTCACGATCCAACTGAGTATGACTTTGCTCAAAGGGTCTTTGGTTCATGGGATGTTTGGGATACGATAACTAAAGCTCCTCAGGTAAAGCCTCACGTTACCCGTTGGAGAAATGAAGTTGAGATTAAAGTTAAGTCTCAGGCTATACAGGCTATAGCTTTAGAGATGAAGGAGGGTGGACGTAGTTCTTTTTCAGCAGCCAAACTACTTCTAGAAAAAGGTTGGTTAGATAAAGACAACAGTTCACAAGCTAAGAAAAAATTAGCTGTTAAAGAGCAAGAAGACCAGAATAAACAAGCTTTAGCTCTTTTGTCAGAAGATGCTCACAGGTTAGGTATTAAGGTAAACTAATGGCAAAGAAACCTACACTTACTTCTATTAGTTCTGGCTATGCCTCGACTACAACCCTTAATGATAACTTTACAGCTTTAAGAGATTCCTTTGACAACACTTTGTCGAGGGATGGTTCAACCCCTAACACAATGAACGCAGACATAGACCTTAACGGAAATGATCTGTTAAACTTAGGGGGTATTTACGTTAATGGTCAAAACGTATTTAATCTCCTAGACAATGTCACAATTAGTACATCGGCCCCTTCAGGTGGTAATGACGGTGACATTTGGTTTAAATTATCATCCTAGAAAAGGAAGTAACTCATGTCTGCTTTATCAGATCACGCAGAAAATCTAATATTAAATTTTTTAATGACTTCGGGTACAGCTACCCGTCCTACCGCATGGTATGTAGCTTTATATACAGTAGCTCCGTCAGATGCAGGTGGTGGTACTGAAGTTTCAGGTAATGGCTATAGCAGACAAACTGTAGCTTGGGATACAGCCACAGGCACAGGCGGTACAACCGATAACACAGGTGCTGTGTCATTTACAGCAACAGGTGGTAACTTTGGTACAATCGTAGCTATTGGTATTCATGACGCTTCATCAGGAGGCAACTTGCTTTGGCATGGGGCTTTGTCAGCTAACAAAACTGTAAACGATGGGGATACCTTAGAGTTTGCCGCAGGTGCTATTGACCTAACTATTGCATAAGGGTTTATAAATGGCCGTTCTTAAAAATCGGGCAAAGATGTCCACCAGTACAACGGGTACTGGAACTATTACGCTTGGCAGTGCTGAGGATGGGTATCAGACCTTTGCTGATGCTGGGGTAGCTAATGCAGATGTAGTTCGTTACATTATTGAAGATGGTAATAACTTTGAAATAGGCACAGGCACCTATACAAGCTCTGGCACCACCCTATCACGCACCGTAAGCGAGAGCAGCAACTCAAACAATGCCATTAACCTTAGCGGCTCAGCGACTGTGTTTATCGGGGCTACGGCTGAAGATATCCCTGCGCTTTATGCTGAGAATACTACTCTTAGTGTAGTTGCTCCAATTGCTACAGGCAACGACTCTATATCCCTTGGTTCAGATGCAAACTCAAGCGGAACAGATAGTATTGCAATTATGAACGGTAATGCTTCTGGGATGAGTAGCCTTGCCGCCGTTATAGCAAATAACACAACAACATATGGGGCGCAGGGATCAGGCTCAATTTCGATTGGAACTTTGTCGAAGGCCACAGCCATTGCAGGTACGGCTGTTGGCTATGGAGCCACTTCCACCCATGTGGCGGCAAGTGCTTTTGGTACTTCGGCTACTACGACAGCAACTAATCAGATTGCATTGGGCGGTAGCGGTATTACAGCAAGAATATCTGGTGCTTATAACCTGCCAACATCAGACGGTACTAACGGGCAGGTACTTACCACAAATGGTTCTGGCGCTGTTACCTTTGCAGATGCTGGTGGTGGTGGTGACCCTGATCTTTACAGAGACAATGCCTCCTCTGCCACAACGCCCTCGGCGACTGGTTCAAATGCCGTTGCTATAGGATCTAATTCTGTAGCTTCTGGCACAGATAGCTTGGCTCTTGGCGCTTATGCTAATGCGACAGGCTTTAGAGGCATTGCTGTTGGACGTTATGTCTACGCCACCTCGACAGGGTCAAATGCTTTTGGGGTTAATGCCTACAGCGCAGAGCAGGACACAATAGCTCTTGGTAACTCCAGAGCATTTGGAGGTGCAAACGCATTTGCATCAGCCATTGGTAATAACACTACAACTTATGGCGCAGGGCAAGCATACGCCTTGGCTTTGGGGTTTGTTGCAAAAGCCCATAACGCCAACTCAATCGCAATCGGGCGAAGCGCTACTGTGACACATGACGATAGTGTGGCTCTGGGCCGAAATGCAGCTTCATCGGCAGCTAACCAAATCACACTAGGAAGTTCATCTGATAGTGTACGCATATCTTCAGTCTTTACTTTACCAACATCTGCTGGTTCGGCCAATCAAGTGCTTACAACTGCTGGCGATGGAACGACAAGCTGGGCGGCTGCTAGTGGTGGTGGCTCACCTGATTTGTTTGCTGAGAATTACACTAGTGGCACAAAGCCAGCTACTACAGGAACGAATGCGGTTGCGATTGGGAAGGGTAGTTCAGCGGCGGGAACTGAGGCCATTGCCATGGTTGACGGGACAGCAG